TTTATCAATATTTTCATTAATTTCTTGTTTATTGTGTGTATCTATTTTTACAGAATTGAACTGCATATTATCTTCTCCCGAAAATCTAGGATCATCAGTTTCTTTTTGAATTTGCTCATCATTAGTTTTAATTTCATCATCGGTCATCATTAAAACATGTTTTCTAATATATTCATGAGACCAATATTTTCCAGCATATTCTTGTAAATCTCTTAAAATATTCAATCTATCTTGCATAAGTTCATTCTGTTTTATTTCTACAAAATGACTATCATTTTCAAATTCATAATATATTTCATTTTTAATATTCTTCCAATCTTCTTTAGACATTATTCCCCTGAGGATCAACTGTCTTTCCATCATTTCATCAAACAGTAAACTAAATCTACTTTGAAGTTTATTAACAAATCGTGTAAATTTAACTTCATCTCTTGAAATTTCAGTAGCACGACCAATCGTATAGTTTGCTTCTGATTCAAGTCTAGAAATAGGAACACCTAGTGATTTATAAAGTTTTTTCTGAAAATATAATACATCTTCAATATCTCCAAGATTATTACCACCGGGCAAAGTTGTAATTTCTGTTCCTCTCCCACCCTCTCTTCTTGGCATCCAATAATCTTCAAGCATTGACATATGTTTTCTATCATCTCTAACCTCACCCGTTTGAGCATCATATACAAGTTTGTTTTTGTATCGTGTCATTAAATCACGCATGTATTGTTCTGCTTTTAACTTGGGTAAATTTCCAACATCAACATAAAAAATTCTTCTCTCTGGGGCTCGTGAAATACGATAAATTACGAGAGAATCCTCGATCATTCTTAATTGATTTAATGGTTTGATTGCTTTGTGTAGGTAGGACAAAACTAATGTACGTGTACTATTCATTAGTCCTGAATGTGTATATATAATCGCATCAGGAGCTATTTTTAAACCACTGGCGGCACTTGTAAAAGCAGTACCCATTGTCTGCCCCTGTGATTGATATATTCCTTTTTGATTATAAACATAATATTCCTCGACAGTAGTTTTTGAGGTACCATCAGATTGTCTATCGGTTTTCTTTTCACGAATTTTCTTTATTTTTCTAGGGTCTAATACTCTTAATTCGTGAATTCCTTTTTCTAGATTATTTTCATCAACAACAACATGATAATAAATTCGACCATCAATATACCATCTTTTAAAAACATCGTGTCCTAAATTTTGTAAATCTAGAAGTTTGCTTATTTGCTTAAATTCTACTCTTATTTTGTCTCTGATACTTTCAGAGATATTTAAGTTGTCTACATTAATTCTTACAAGGGGCTTGTCTTTGGAGGCTACAATGGCTTCATTAATTATATCATCAATGGCATTTTCTACTTCTGCTTGAAGACCCATATCACGATATCTGTTTATTAACTCAGATTCGCTTTTTATGGCTCCTGCCTGATCGACATATGTTCCATAAGCACCACCAGATGCTACGGTTAATGATCCATCTTCATATTCTGGTTCAGCGAAGGTTTGGGCTTTTACGGTTTTCTTTTCGGTTTTTCCGAGCGAAAAACCGAACAATTCAATGGGCATGATATTTCCTGAATGCGAGTGAGTAAAAATAATACAATACTATTAATTTATATTTATTCACTCGCAAAATCAGAAAATTGAGATTTTTATGCAGAGGCACCAATAGAAATAGTATCCGCTGTTCCTTTACCGCCTGTTTGACTGCTCTTTGTTCGACTCCAGTAATCATAAGAGAAAGTTACGGTATATTCTTCAATAGTATCGTTATCTCCCCAATCAAGAGTGATTTCTGAAAGATCAGTTGGAAACATACCATGAAAGCTATATGATGCAGTTACTTTTGAACTACCAGATTTACTAAATTGTTGAACGTTCCCCACTAATGCATAAGCACTAGATGAATCACCCGTTTGTCTTGTATTCGTAACATGATCGTTTATACCGTTCATCCACTTTTCAAATTGCGATCTTATAGCAAAATTTTCATCATTAATAACTGTTATTGTCCATTCTGGAAAAGTTCTATTTCCTGCTAATTTAACTTCTCTACCAAAATAAGGAACCACAACAGTTCCTATTGTGGTACCGGGTATTGAGGTCCCTTTAGCAAACAGGTTTATATCAGTTCCATTAAAAAAACTAGCGGAACCATGTGGAATCTTAACCTCAAATAAATTAGGTCTTTGACCATCATAGACCAGGGCCTGTCTAAAAGTTGTTATATCGAATGCCATCTATTTTCTCCTTAAATTGCGTTGACTACTTCAGAAAATTCAACTCCTGAAGCCACTGCGACAAAGTTTAATCCAATGAAATTAATTGATTTAGTCGGCTTGATAAAAATATCTCCCCTAAACTCATTTCTATTTATCACCACAGGTGTATTATTTGTGCTGTCACATATTACTTTAAAATCCTCTATTCCCCTTTGTGACTGAATATCCCTTAAAAAAGGTTCTATCATAGAAACAAAATTTAATCGTGTAAAATCATCATTAAATTCAAACAATAAATTTTCAGCGGCATTTGCTATAGCTTTTTCTAAAATAATAAACAATCTTCGTACATTAATTCTATCAAAAGAAGATGGCCTCGCTAACATTGTTTTATCACCAAATAAAATTTTACCTTTTCCAGGAAATGATGCTATTGGATTAATACCATTTATATACAGATCGTCTCTTTCCCCTCTATTGGGAACAAATGCTAAAAATTCTGCTCCTTTTATATTTCCTCTGGCAAACCCCGCAGGCGAAACATAAGGATTAACATTATCCGCTTGGGCGCAAATTCCAGCAACATCAGCATTGAATGGAATCCATCTATAAACAGAGTTATACCTGTCAAATATGTATTTGTAATTTCCATCCATAACAGCATAACTTGTGCTTGGTAAAGTATTTCTTCTAGCAACTATATTTGTTATTTCAGAACCTTCTTTATTTACAACATCTGACTCTTCCGGAGAAATAAACACAACACAATCTTTTCTGGTTTCTGCTATTTCATTAATTAAATAGGTAGCTAAAGTATTTGATGCTTCCCCCGAAATCAATAAAGAAATATTTATTTTCGCAGGATCTTTGAAATAACTATAAGCAGTAATTTCATCTGAAGATGAAGAACTATGTCCATCAACACCGCCCGACATACTAGCAGTCATAATTCCGTTTGCACCAGAATCACTAAATGCTCCGGGAAAACTAGCTGAATCATTTCCTGTGACAATAGTAGCACCCCAATCATAAGTAATTTTATTAGATCCGGCATCAAGAGGAGCATCTCCTGTACTATCGTGATCTGTCCATCTTATATAATTAGAAGAATTGTTTATTGCATCTTTATAATAGAGAGTTTGACCGGTAGTTCCTGTGGCACCATTTGCTACAGATACACCTTCATATTTTTCAATGACTTGTTTTTCTGGATTATTTCCGCGAACATCTTTTGATCCTAAAATTTCACCACCTTCATCTACTATTGCAACATGTATTTCATCTCCAACAGATGCCGATCCAGTAATATTATAAGCATACACACTTGTAAGAGGCGCAGATCCAAAATCAGACGCAAATTCCCATTCCCTTTTCCAGGTACCACCATATAAAGCGGCTGTTGTTACCGCCCTATCTAATTTAGTTGCAACGCCCATTGACGTTGAATTTGTAATAGACGATATTCTTCTTTTATTCTCTACTCCATCATCATCTTTAAAGGTAATAATGTCTCCTAAATGCAATTGCCGAGTAAAATTAGTATCTGTTCCTGTAATAGTAGTTGATCCTGCAGAGACAGAAAGATTACCAAGCATATTTACTGCTGGCTCTTCGAAGGCAGATCTTTTTTTTCTTACAAGACTTGCACCTGACATAGCGACATCATCCCCCATACCCGTAGTCTCTAGTCCACCAGTGGCCTGTGAAATTGTTATTGCGGTGTTAGACGTGATTGCCGTTACTATTCCGCTATTAGAACCATGAACAACTACATCACCAATTCTCAATTCTGTATCTGCTAATGTACCAACACCAGTAAGACCTGTTGTAGCATTAGAATTGGACCATGTACCCGTAAGATTCCAGTCGGTGCTACTTGCATGAGAAACAGTGCCATCAGAAGCATTAACTTGTGTACTTGTTCTATCCGCAACACACATAGAAACTTTTATTGAATTACCAAGTGTTCCTGGATATTTTGACGTAAAACTTGTTCCTGAAGTTGTCGTGTCCTTATATGTATTTTGATATTCTTTATCATTGCGAATTAAAATTGCAGAACCACCTGATACTGCATTTTTAGCAGTCGATGTATTAGCCGCTCTAACAACTCTTAACTTATTCGAATAACTCAAAAAACTTGTAGCACTAAAAAACGTTTTATACGTATTAGCATTCGGTTTTCCAAACACACCAACCATTTCATCTTCAGAAGTAATTAATGTAGCAACCTCCAAGGGCCCCCATGTTAAGTTACCTGCTATTGCACCATCTGAAATAGAAGGAATAGGAACTCTAGTAGTTAAATCGATCTCTGCTACGGCTACGCCTGGGCTAACTTGAAATGCCATATTGTTTCTCCCCTAAATTATTAAAAAATTGCTTTCGTTATATTTATATTTTAGCAGATTTTAGAAATGTTTTATTTATTCTAATATAAATAAAACATGGAGAAAGCAAAATCGAGATTTGAAAAAAAAATTATAAAGACAAATGATTGCTGGTTTTGGGTTGCAAGTAAAACAAAACAGGGGTATGGTATGTTTTCGTATGAAGGAAAATCAATTCCTGCTCATAGATTTGCATATATTGCATATAATGGAGTCATTGAACAAAATAAAATAGTACACCAGTCTTGCAATAATACATACTGTGTAAATCCAAACCATTTATATTTAACTACAAAAAGCGAAACAAGGAACAGATTTTATGAACTAAGAATTAATCCTGAAATGGTATTTAAAGAATCTGTGAGATATTTGGATAAATTGAAAAAACTGAGACCCGATTTAAAATCAAGTATAATTGAATTAATAAATCAAATAAAAGATCCTAAAAACATTCATCAAATCAATGTAGATAATCAGTAGAATATTTCGTATCTACTATCCATTTTTCACCGCCCATATCAACAACTTCTGGATCATAAGAATTTCTACCATCATTTATATATCCGAAAGGAATCAATTGAGATTCCGCTTCGTCTAACTGATCTTTAAACATTTTTTCTCGTAAATCTAAATCTGTAACTTCTGTAAAATATTGTTGATTTACAAGCCAACCAAACAGTATTAAAGTCGTCATCAAATCATCATGATATCCTTCGTCAGCTTCGTAACTAGATCCTTTGGCTATATATGTTGTCATTTCAGAAATAGTATCAAGATCCCAAATGATTAATTTGTCTCCTTCTATCAAATCTTTGCAACTAGAACACCCCTTTCTTTTAACTTCTTTTGTGGTTCTAATTCCCAATTGCGAAGTTTTACCAAATCCCCCACCCAAAGTTTGACCAGATCTTCCCATTACACTTGTTTGAAAAATATTAGGATATTCTAACTCGTAATGTAAAATATCTGCTACTTGACCGCCGATGTCATTTATTTCGACCAAAATATATGCATGATTATAATATTTACATACATTATCAATAACAGTTGGCAATAACATTGGAGAAATATTTGGATCTCTATATTTTGCAACTTGCTGATATGGAAACTGAGAAACATCAATTATCGAAAAGGCAGAATAATCTTGTCCTCTGCCTCTTGCAACATCAACTATACAAACATAAGAATGTGTAGGATCTGGTTCGACATAGACATCTAAACTATCTTTCTTTATAATAGGGGGTTTATATGGCAGAGTTTTTAATTTTGAAGGAGAAATTAAAGTATTTTGTGAACCAATAAAATCACACTCGTATTCTTGTGAAAACTGCAATTCACTTGTATTTCTTATCGTTTCTTCTTTCCATGCTTGATCTCTTCCTGGAGTCTGAGACCAATGAACTTCTAACGGAACATAATCACTTCTTCCCTCGTCTGCATCAACCCACATTTTATAGAACATATTTAATCCCTTCGGGGTTGATACAATAAACACTTTAGTTGTATTACCAGAAGAAATTGTAGGATATACAGAATTAAAAAACTCTTCTGCCAACCTTGGTGGATCAATATGAGCAAACTCATCCATGAAGATGATGTTAAAAGATGATCCACGAACTGCGGAGGAAGATGTGGAAGCAGATATAACTTTACTACCGTTTTCTAATTCAATATTTCCCCTGTTCCAAACAACAACTCCTTGTTGCAACCATTTTGGTAAATTTTCATAAGCAGTTTTTAATCGTTGAAGAATCTCTCTTGAAGTAGAGCCCTTATTAGCTAATATAGCAATATTAGATTGAGCATTAAAAAGAGCGTAATGTAATAAGTAAGCAACAATTGTTGTTGATTTTCCAGTTTGTCTAGGCATTTTACAAATAACAAACCGATTATCATGCATTGTCTGAACAAGTTCTTCTTGATAACCATAAAGATCAAAGGGCATCAATCCATGGTCAACATGAATAATTTTCATGTAGTTTTTTGCAAAATATACAGGATCATTAGAGCATTTAAGATACTCTTCTAAAGTATCTTTGTCATATTCTATTGGAATATATGCCGCTTTAAGTAATGGATTTCCTGCATAATTTTGTATACGGTCTATCGCCATTATTGTAACTCGTAATTTACCAAACCCTGTTTTGCTGTGAAATCTGTGGCACCCGACATTGATCCTAAAATTTTCAATGAAGCAGTTTTAGGAGAAACCATTTTAATATCAACAATTCCCCTTCTCCATTTAGTTTTACTTAAATTTGCTTGATAAAAATCTTTACCACCAATTATATCACCAATATATTTTTTTGATAGAGAATCATTATTTAAACTACTTGCCACAGAATAATTAAAAAAAGAAGTAATAGTAAAAGGATAATTGTCTTTTATTGTTTGTATCACTTTGCTTTTTCCATCAAAATGACCTTTCTTTATAAAATAGTCTTCTATTGCCTCTATTACAACATCAAGTTCTTTATTTTCTTTCGATGAAAGAGAACGACCCATTGCAACCTTTCGAATACTTTCATAAATAGAATGATTTGTGTTTTTTACATTTGTTTTTTTTATATTTAATACTGCTCTTAATCCAACTTCAAATGTTATATTCTTTGCAAATTTAAATCTGTTTGCTCCCACAAGGTCTGATGTATATCCCATATTAAACGCAATTTGACACATTTTTTTAAAAAAACAATTTTTATAATCAGAATAATATTTTATTCCGTAAGGAAGCACATTTGACATAAACGAAGCGGCGGCTCCTTTATCATATTTGCTTGATACACTAACAGTAGTTGAGTCAAAAATCAAACTACTATCAACAAGTTTAAAAGCAGGATCAGTTGGAACACTAAATGATTTTAAATTTATACCAAACATATTAGAGGGAGTACAAGTGTTTGATAATTGATTTTTGAATGCTAATAGTCCTATTAAAATTTCACCAAAATATACACCAAGCTCATCAATATGTCTGTCATCAATACCCGCCAAATCAATTCTAGACAAATCTTTTTTATCTAAATAAGATTTTATTTTTTCTACCGCATAATCATTGTTATGTATTTTATTGTCTAGTCCCCAAATAATACTTTTTTTTAATTCATCAAAAGTTTTAAATATTTTTACAGGAACATTTTTTGCAGAAAGCACTGTTATTTTTTCATCTTTACCCTTTTCTGTAAAATCTTCTGCTAATATTTGTAATTTTGGGGGCCGTTCAGTGTCAAGATTATCTGTAGGTTTTCTTATTTTTGAAATTAATACATATCCCTTTTTTCTTTGATATTCGATATTAGCATACTTTTTTTTTTGAAATTCTTTATATTTGTTTGAAGCTAATTTTATCTCAGTTCTTGGTTGAATATTAATATTCATGCCTTCTAGTTCGTTATTTTTTTCTTCAAACATTTCGGCAAATTGTCCATTTTCTATTCTTAGGGTCAATTTATTCCAATCGGGATTTTTTGTAACATATCGTGTAAAAACCACGTCTCCCGGATTTCTTCTATCTATTTGACCTAAGTGAGCCATTGTTATTCTTTTTTATCTTTTTTATATTGAACAATTTTTTTTGCACGTTTTAAATCATCTTTAGAAAGGTTACCATATGGTCTCTCTAAAGAATCTGGTTGTTTATCTATTTTTCCACCCTTTTGTTTAAACTTATGTAAGGCTAATGCTTTTTTTAATGCATCTTTATTATCTTCATCAACTTCTACTTCTTCTATTTCTTTTAAATATTGTTTAAATTTTTTCATTTTTCTTTATCCTTTAACATTTGTTGAAGTTCTGCAGTACTACCAATAAATAATGCATTTGTTACTTTATTAGGTGCCACATTGACCTCTTTTGTAATGTCTTTTACTTGTTTATGTACATTTACTAAATTTTGGTTTTGTTCGCCTACAGTTTTAATCAATTGACCAACAACTTCGAACATTCTAGCATTACCGCTATCTCGTGCATCTTGCAATAAATCTTCAATGGCCTCTTGGCCCCTTTCAATAATATTGTATATGTTTTCACGAGCATATTTATAATCAGTATTCAAATCATTTGCGTTTGAATCAACCAATTTTCTTTCAATTGGGGGCTTAATAATAGAACCAGGCGGAATTTTTAACAATTCATCTAATTTATCTTCAAAATTTTTCATTGTTATTTATTTTATCCATAAACACCTGTTGCAGGATCGTAATCAACTGGTGGATTGTAAAAAGTTATTGTAGTATTTGCATCAAAATCATCTCCCGGAGTAATATATGTATTCGCTCCTCCTTCAGGAACAACTGTAATTTTACTGATTATATTACCAAGGCCCAATTCAGTTTCACTTGCTTCGGTTATAAGATGATCTCCCGTTTCTAGTTGAAAATAATCTTCTGAAAAATTTGTACTAGATTCTAAAGACAATCTTTCAAATACTCCAGTTGAAGGCGTCTCGGGAACAGTTTCTTTAAATGCAATTTCCACTGATTTAATAATTGATTGTCCGGATTTAATATCAGGATATATGAAACCCTTTAACATGAAATTTATTGTCCAAACAAGTGTTCTTCTGGCAGAAAATTCTCCTTCATAAGAATCCTCACTTGTTGCACTTTGAAGAACAATTGGAATATCTAACTTGATTCCCATATCGGTTAAAATATTTACGCTTACATTGAATTCTGGAGTAAAAAAGGGAAGAATTTGTTCTAATATTTGAGTACCGTCTTCAGCATTTTCTACAAACGCATATAAAGAAAAATCAAAAATGTATGGCGAAGGATTGAACATTTTTTTAATGTTTCTTTCACCATTAATCGAATCTTTATGAGTTAATGTACCTATTGTATTTAATTTTCTAATAGGATCATAAGCTATACCAGTCATTTCAAATCCTATTCTAGGAAGTTGAATAGCAACTTGTCTGTCTAGCGAAGCATCTTGATTTATTCTTGTAAGAAATTTTTGTTTTGGTCCATAGGATATCGGTACTTTTTGACGAGATAAAACATTACCCCCCGAGTCCTTTTTTTCTATATTAATATCATTAAATAATGTTCCAAACAACGCAACATATTTTCTTATTGTTTGATGATAAAAAGTTTGACCTAACATAACACTCCATAAAGATTGTAATATTATTTAGTTGTATAAATAGTCTTATGGCACTTACTATAAAAACTCAAGGCATCAATTTAACAATGTATCAGGGTAATAACTTTGAAAAAGTTTTTACCGCCAAAGATGCAAATAATTCAAATGTAACCATAAGCACAGGTACATGTGCTTCTGTTATGAAGAAGAACCACACAACTACTAACACTTCTTGGATAATGTCTTTTACAGCGACAATATCTGGCAGTAATGTCACAATAACAGCTAATGCTACTCAAACAGCAAATATGACTTCTGGTTTATATGTTTATGATGTTGAATACACCCAAGTGGATGCTATAACAAAAGAAAGGATAGTAGATGGTATGATCACAATTCTTCCAGAATCTACTTCTTAATAATCTCCCTCACTAAATGGATTTGATTCAGAAAAATCAATAATAGAATCCGCTTCTGTTTCAATAGTTATATTATTTGCAGAAGCATCATTAACAAATATTTGAGTATTTGGTGTTGTAGTTACAGTAAAATATGCACTGCTTGTATTACCGACAACATTTTGAGAGGTAGTAAAGGTGCCCACTAAATCCGTTAATTTCAACAGTCTATCAGTAGAATTCCAAGACAACACTCTTCCCTTCGTATTTGCAGAACTTTCTGTGCTTCCAACATATACATATTCATCATCTACATAATTTCCTGTTCCACCAGCATCCAATGATATTTCAATAGCATATGCATATTTATCTTCTATTGAGTCTATATCGTCAATTCCAGTATCAATTTTTTGATCATCATATTGAAATAGTTCACACGTTAAATCAAATATTGGTAATTTACCAAATTGATAAAACATAGATTCATGTTCGACAAATCTAACTTCGTATAATTTTTTATTTAAAGGAAAAAATATTACATCGCCTTCTCTTGGCCTATCATAACCAGTATCTAAATTTTCCCATCGTCTTCTAGCTACAGAAAAAACTACTTGATCTCTTATTTCTAATCCAAATCTTGAAATAAAGTCGCCCTCTCCCTCAAAACCGTCAACTGATTTAACATACATTTCTATTAAATGAGATTGGTTAAATTGTGAAATAGTATCTTCTCCCAAAAGAAGATCTTCATTCATATATTGTCTTGGAAGGTAATAGTTATCCACACCAAAATTTTTTATCGATTCTATAATCAAATCTTGATGTAAATTTTGTTCTGATGTATTGTGTAGATGATTAAAATAAGAATTAGTAGGCATTATCCTGGACCAACCATAAAGTCAACTGGTAATTCATATTTAAGAGATGCTTGTTCTTCTGTATCTCTCAATTCTTGATTTGCTTCTTCAAATAAGGTTCTCCCATTTAATGTGGTTCCTCCGGGAAGCTGTACCCCTTCATATTTTATTAAATTAGCCCCCCACTGTCTTTTAAAAAGGGCTGTAATATATCTTTTTAAAAACATATCATTATATACATCTGCAAATGCAGTAGGATCAATTATTCTATATGCTTCTACTACAAGATATTCATCGACTTCAAGATCATTTTCCCAATCTAAGTCTATGTACAATCGATTTTGATGTCTATTAAATCGTAGAGGTTTTTTTCCTACGAACATGTCATTCAACAATTGTAAATGTTGCATTGACATTTTATAATTTATTATAGAAGTAGCAGTAAGATAAGGCATTTCATTTAAATGAAATTGATATCTAAATGA